GTTGCGATTACCAATGCTGATGCGACAGCAGACAACACTTTGCAGTTACAGTTCCAGAACACATCTGGCGCGGCTACTGCAATCACGCCTGCCGCTGGTGTTTATTACATCAAAGTGCATCGCGTTGAAGGCGCACCAATCGCTACTAACGCGGCTTAAACCATGGCTGGCTCAACAGTACAACGCAATGCTGGTCTAACAGTAGCGTTGTCGGTCACTTCTACCGCTCACTCGGCAGTTTTGATTGATGACAACACCAATGACCAGATTAACTACACATCTTTCCTCAATACGGGCGCAAGTCCTATTGCGGTTAGATGGGGTACGGCAGACCCAGGCGCACCAGTCTTTCCCACCGATGGCACTAACGGAGATTTCGTTTTGCCTGCTGGTATGACTAGCGCAATGATTATTGCCACACCCACAACACCATATTATTTGACGGCTAAATCCAATTCTGGAACTGCTGGCATTTTGTATGTAACTCCAGCCGCTGACCAAAGTTAACGGCTATGGCTAACCCTGCCAATACTGTCATTCAAAACTTACTACCCGTTCAAGCGTATTTTTCGGTTGATGGGGTTTTTCAGACTTTCATTGGTCAGGGTCAGCCGTTTTATGCAACCTTAAACCCTGTTCAGTCGGGTTTAACGATAACAAACAGCACACTAGACAGCAGCCCTATTGGTTCTACAAGCCCTTCAACGGGCGTTTTTACCAATATAGCGACCACAACTGGCACGATTAGCACTACACCAAGCGCTAACCAAGACATTGCCAACAAATTTTATGTAGACACAGTAGCGCAAGGGCTTGGGCCTAAAGCCGCGTGTTCTGCTGGTACTACTGCAAACATCACACTTTCTGGCTTACAGACCATTGATGGCTATTCTGTAACTGCTGGCCAACGGGTGTTGGTCAAAAACCAAACCGCTTCAGCAGAAAACGGCATTTATGTAGCGTCTGCAAGTGCATGGACACGCGCAACGGACATGGATGTGTGGGCAGAAGTGCCAGGCGCGTACACAGTTCTGTTAAACGGAACATCTAACGCTGATACTGGGTGGGTTTGTACCGCCTCCGCAAGCGGAACTATTGGCATTACTGCTATGCCTTGGGTTCAGTTCTCAGGCTCTGCAACCTATTTTGCGGGAACTGGGTTAACTTTAGCGTCTAACACCTTTTCTATTACGAATACTGGTGTAACTGCAGCTTCTGTTGGCTCTGCAAGCAAGACTCTTACGGCAACTGTTAACGCACAAGGTCAACTGACAGCGTTGGCAGACACAAATATCGCTATTTCTGCAAGCCAAACCACTTCTGGAACATTCAGTTCTAGCCTATTGTCTGGCTCATACACAGGCATTACAGGCGTTGGAACGCTAACAGCAGGCACTTGGAACGCATCAACCATCGGTGTGCCTTATGGCGGTACTGGTGCTATTACTTTGACTGGTTATGTCAAGGGAAGTGGAACTAGCGCGTTTACAGCGTCTGCAACAGTCCCAACGACAGACCTAAGTGGCACGATTACCAACGCACAACTGGCTAACAGCACGATTTCTGGCGTATCGCTAGGTTCTAACCTGTTTAGCCTGACTATCGGCTCAAATTTAAGCGGTACAAGTTACAACGGCTCAAGCGCGGTCACGATAACTAACACCGCACCGATGGTTTACCCAGCGTCAGGAATTCCTAACTCAACGGGTTCGGCATGGGGAACATCGTATAGCACAACAGGCTCTGGAACTGTGGTGGCTTTGGCTACGGGTGCTACGCTGAACAACCCAACTGTAAGCAATTACCAAGGCTTTACGCCCACAACAGCGCCAACATACGCTGAAGGCTTGGTTTGGTATGACTCTGCTAACTATGCGCTGAGTTACTACAACAACACGACCAATAATGCGGTGCATTTAGGTCAAGAAATACAACAACAAGTCAGAAACTCTACTGGCTCGACCATCAATAAGGGTCAAGTTGTCTACATTTCTGGCTCTACTGGTCAAATTGGCAATATTACGCTTGCCCAAGCAAATGCTTACAACAGTTCACAAGTTATCGGTGTTGCTAATCAAAACATTCCAAACAACACAAACGGATGGATTGTTACCCAAGGCACAGTAACTGGCTTTGACACAAGCGCGTTCACGGCTGGCAACCCCATTTATTTGTCGGCAACAACTGCTGGCGCATTGACCCAGACCGAGCCAAGCACACCAAACTACGCTGTCCACATGGGCGTTTGTTTGTATTCAAATGTAAGCAACGGCAAGATTTACATTAACCCGATTAACAAGTCGATTGATACTGGCTACATCATTGGTCAGATAGCAATAGCGCAAGGGGGTACAAATGGAACGGCTACTCCTACTGCTGGTGGCATTGCCTATGGTAGCGGTACTGCTTACGCATTTACTTCTGCTGGAACATCTGGTCAAGTTCTAACCTCTGCGGGTTCTGGAACACCCACTTGGTCTACTCCAACCGCTTACGCAACAGTAACGGATGACACCACTACAAATGCAACCCGTTATCCCTTGTTTGCAAGTGCCACAAGCGGTAATTTAACGACAGAGTATGTAGCGTCTACCAAGTACCAATTTAACCCCTCTACGGGCGTTTTAACGGCTACACAGTTTACGGGTTCTGGTGCAGGGTTAACCTCTATTCCTAATTCTGCGCTGACAAACTCAAGCATTACAGTCGGTTCAACTGCTATCAGTTTGGGCGGTTCGGCTACAACAATAGCGGGTTTGAGTTCTGTTACATCAACTACTTTTGTGGGTGCTTTGACTGGTAATGCAAGTTCAGCAACTACGGCAACAACTGCAACAAACGCAACGAATACTGCGATAACTGATGACACAACAACAAATGCGTCTGTTTACCCAACTTGGGTAACAAGTACGACAGGCAATTTGCCACAGAAAACCTCATCAACTAAAATGAGTTTTAATCCCTCAACAGGCGCACTAACTGTGTCGCAGTTAATCATTGCACCATAAGGAAAAATCATGGGAAATTTAGTTTTTCAAGCAACTTTGGGTGGTCAAGTTAACTTGGTTGGCCCTAACACAGCGTCAACTTTTAACTTAAATGTGCCTGCCGTAGCGGGAACTTTGGTTACTACTGGTGATACAGGAACTGTTACCAACACAATGTTGGCAGGCTCTATCGCTAACGCAAAACTCACAAACTCTAGCGTAACTGTTGGCTCAACATCCATCGCGCTAGGCGCAACATCAACCACATTGGATGGCGTAAATATTGGTGCAACAACGCCTGGAACTGGTGCATTCACCACATTGAGCGCATCTAGCACGGTCTCAGGCGCAGGCTTTAGCACTTACCTTGCCTCGCCTCCTGCTATTGGCGGCACAGCGCCAGCAGCTGGTACATTTACATCGGTAAGCGTTGCTAGTTCATTTAGTTCGGCATCTGCTTTTGGTTTCAAAAACCGTCTTATCAATGCACAATTAAATATCAATCAACGCGGCGTTTCTGGAACAGTTACTTTGGCGGCTGGCGCTTATGGTCACGACAGATTTAAGGGCGGCGCATCAGGCTGCACTTATACTTTTGCCACATCAAACAACGTCACAACACTTACAATTTCAGCGGGTTCGTTAATTCAAGTTGTGGAAGGCTTAAATTTGGAGTCTGGAACTTATACATTAAGTTGGACTGGAACTGCCCAAGGAAAAATTGGAGGTGGTTCATTTTCTGCAACGGGAGTAACGGGGTCAATTACAGGTGGAAGTAATACAAACATTGAATTTAACACGGGCACATTATCTTTGCCTCAGTTAGAAAAAGGAAGTGTAACCACATCGTTTGATTACCGTTCGTATGGAACTGAATTGGTTTTGTGCCAGCGGTATTGTCAAGTTATTGGTGGAAGCGTATCAAATCAAATGGTGGCAACTGCATGGGCACCTGGCACTACTTCTAGCGTGATTTCTTGTTTGCGCCCTGTGCAAATGAGAGCATCGCCAACTCTTACTTATTCTGCTTTAGGGGATTGGCAAGTATTTAATGGTGGCGCTGGAACTGTTACGCCAACATCTATTGTTCAAAATAGACCATCATCTCAATCAATAAGTATGGAATTTGGTTATGGTGTTTTTACAGTAAGTGGGCAGGCTGGTGCAGTTTTGGCTCAAAGTAGCAATGCAAAATTAATTGAATCTGCGGAGTTATAAAATGTATAAATTACATAAAGATTTTTTAGGTAAAGAAAGTGGTGTTGTGCGTTTGTCAGACATGGCATCCATCCCATTTGACCCAGACAACACCGATTATCAAGCCTATTTAAAGTGGCTGGAAGAAGGCAACACGCCACAACCAGCGGATGAATAAATGAATTACGCTTGGAAAATACTAGATATTTACGCTGATGGTGAAAAAATCACTTCGGCTAAATACCATTGTGCTGTTTTTGATGGTGAAAACACAGTAGAAACAGAAGGCTACGCTACTTTTGTAGGTGAGGCAAAGACTGCTTTTTCTGAAGTAACAGAGGAAATGGTCGCACAATGGGCTAAAGAATCGCTGACAATCAATGGCGAATGTCTAGTAGAAAAGCGTTTGGCAGAACAGTTAGCCAATCTGGAAAAGAAGCCAGCCGTTGCGCCTTGGAAACCACAGATATTCACGCCTGACTTATAAGGGTTAACCATGACAGTCCCAATAGACATTGTTTCTCGCGCACTAAAAGACATTGGGGCTTTAGAAGCGGGCGAGACACCAACACCAGAAGCGGCACAAGACGCTTTTGAGATGCTGAACGACCTTATCGACCAATGGTCGAATGAAGACATGATGGTGTT